GTAATAGAGGTTGCTCCTGTTACTACTCCCGCATCAATAACTATCGCTCCATCAAGTCGTATGTTCTGACCTGCAAACGGCACTATTTCTAAATTAGAACCAGTTGCACAACTAATGGTATTACCGTCTATTGTAATATTATCTATTGTGGCAGCCGTGAATGTCCCAGCAGCAGCAGTAGTCGCTCCGATCACACCATTAATACCACTTCCGTCTATAGTTAATATGGATGTGCGTGCATCAGAAAGCACCCTTAAAAGGGTTAAGATATTAGTCGCTTGCGTGATGTCCCAATCAAACCCTTCTGAGATGTCGTCATCGTGCCGCCATGCACATGTAGCATGATCACCAGCATCCTGACTATAAATTGTGTGTGTCGCAGGGTAAGAGGTAGTGGTGCTTTCTAGGTCTGCGTGACCCGCATCGCCCGCTTGTCCAGCACAAACAACATCACCGTCATTATTAACCCAGAATCGTTCCCGTAAAACATCACTACCATGTTTGGTAACTGCGATTCCTACGTTGCCGCCTGTGTTCGTCCGGGTAGGAGTTGGTTCTGTTAATCGTGATTGTATCTGTCCCGTTCTGCCGTAATTAGGTGAACCGCTCCCCCAGTCAGTAGCTATCCAGGGTTGCCAATAAAGGACGCCGCTAAGTTCACCTGTCAACACCGCAGTTGGGGAGGTTAGCGTTCCATTAGCCCGCCTTATAGCAATCTCAGAGGTATCATTCTGTTCGGCTATAATAACCGACCGGCAGTAAAGCTTTTTAGTAGAATCGTTGTATAGAAAATCTGGTGCTGATTGTGTTCCTATAGTATTAGTGAAGTTAGCTGGCGCACCAAAATTATTCGCAGCCGCTTTAAAAGATGTGCTGTCAAGTGTGGTAAATGTAAATGTCCCGCCAGCAAACGCTAAATCGTTTGCCGAGTGAGTAATGGTTATATCGCCGCTATCCCAATTTATCACCCCACCACTTGCTAGGAATAAATCACTCCAGGCTGTACCTGATATTCCTAATGAAGCCCCGTCATCTGTTGCTAACCCTAGAGAGGCGGCTAATATTTTATATATATCACTTCCGCCAACCTTAACGTCAATTTGGTCATCCGTATCTGCGGTAATAGACGTATCGCCGTCAACGTCTAAGACGATTTCTTCACCGTTGTGGTCTATTACGCCAGTTATTACTGTTTGCCCGTCCTTATCTACCGAATCGGTTAATGCCGTTTCAATATCCGTCATTGTGTTGTTGTGGGTAGTGGAACTAATGGTTGTTCCAGTTACAACAGGATTGCCAGCGGGGAGGTTATAAGTGCCTGAGCCGTTACGCGCCACTTGCATTCCCCGTTACTATTGTGTTGCAATGTTTAAACTTCATATAGTTAATCCTCATATATTTGTGATGCTCCTATTTGTGATGCTCCGGCGCTTATTGCTCTGCATGTGTTGATTGCTCTGCCATGGATACTACGGCTGTTGTTGCTCTGCCAGCGTTGACCGCAGTAACAATTTCTATCATAGCTTCTATTTCTTTTGCTTTAGCTCGCTTCATTACATCAAGCATAAAATTTGGATCTTTCATAAGTTCCCCAATACGCACTAATGTAGCTGTTTCTGTCTTACCAAATAGCCTTCTAAGCAAGCCGTTCACTACCATAACTGGTCGCCATAAGGCATTTATAAGTTGTGGGGGCTCAATTTCTTCTAATATTATTCCGGCCTTTTTGAGTCCTGCTTTAGCTAGAGCCTCATAGTTTTCTTTTCTGGTTAAATCCTTAGCCACACCACTAATTGCCTTCATTTGTTTGGGGGTTAGGACTTCAGATAATGACTGTCCACTTCTGTTAAACCCCGTTACCTTAGGGACTGTTTTTGGATTTCTAAGTGCATTAGCTATAGGTGCGGCTTTTTGTGGTGCAGCAGCTTCTGATGCGCCAACGGCTTTCGTTGGCTTATTAAGCTTCTTGCCAAAATGCTGTCCCAACTTCATTCTGTCGGCACGGTCAGATAATTTTTTATACTTTACTAGGTATTTTTTCCATATACCGCCGCTTGCTGGCTCCATTAAATCGTCAATAACTATTTGTAATTTACGCTCCAAACTAATTGCTAAATCGGTATCAAAATCCCCTTTTATTTTCATGTTATTTTTAATGTCTTTGCCTATGCCTTTCCTAATGGAATATAAATCTTTTGCGTTAATAGTATTGTTTTTAGAAAGCTTTTTGTATTCCGCAGCACTAATATTTTTGTTTTTAGAAAGCCCTGTTATTTTCTTACCTAAATCATCATCTAGTTGCCTTTTGGTAGCGTCTTTTATTTTTCTTACTAAATCATCCATAGTCTTTGTAACAGCATCAATAGTCCTTAATCCAGGTTCATTCCTTATTTTGTTAATATTGTCTAATAACGGTTTATTACTTACACCAGTGCGGTTAGCGGCATCAATAGCCGCTTTCCTCATAGGATCAGTAACTTTGTCCCTATGTCTTATGGCAGCAGCCAGATCATCTGCTGTACCACCTATCTTTTGTAAGGCTTTTGTTCTAGCACGTGCATTGGCTTTTGCAAGGTCAGTATATATTGTTGGCGTATATGCTTTGCCTTGCTCGGCTAGTGCCGAGAATTCAGTAGACCCCGCTGGGGACGCAGCTTGTCCAGCAGTTGGTTTACTACCTTTTACATAATCCTTACCCTCTCTTGCTTTTCTTGCAGCCTCTCGTAGGGCGTTCATTACTGCCCGAGTTCTATCCCCTGCCGCCTCCACAGCCATTCTCCCCACAATCGGATCATAGCCTTCTTTACCCCAGGGCTCCCAGACTCTCTTGAGTCCTCGCACTACGGCTCCTCCTGTCAAATCCCATATAGGTTTCACACCACGATCCCACACGGTCTTTATTCCTGGGCCTATAGCTTGCCCACCCATTTCAAACATTGCACCTTCACCAACATTCTTCACGCTTTCTTTTGCAGCCTCAACCATACCTGGATCAGGTCGATTGCCAAGCCATACATCCATTTGGTCTCCTAATGCTTTAACACTACCATAACCCAAAGCACCGCCAGCGGCAGCACCTAGTGGGCCAGTAGGTGCGCCAATAACACTCCCAGCAGTCAAGGCCCCCGTTGAAAGCCAAGGCTCAACATTGCTTTTAATATTATTGACAATATTCCATAATTCAGGGTTGTTATGCGCCCATGGTGGAGCATCTTTTGGCAGTACTTGATAACCATTGCGCCACTCCGGTTTGAAGATTGGCATCTGTTGGAGAAAGTTAGGTTCCTCTTGGGGTGCTTCACTTGGTAATGTGATAAGCCCGCGATTAACAGCCTCATCAAACTTTATCCTAGTTTCTGGATCAAATCTATCCTGAAGCCCTCTATTGGCAATCTCTTGCCATTTTTCCTTCTTATTACCTGACATTAATCAAACAACTCATCATCTGACAGATTGGAAAGGTTACTTTTCGGTAAATTCTGCTCAGAGGCTTTAGGTGTCATGTTTTCCTCCGACAGTTTAAGTTGGGCCTCTATTTCCGCCCTTTCTTCTGGTGTCAGCAAACTTTCCGCTTTTATTTTTGCTTGGGTTAGTATTCGCTCGACTTTTAAAAGTTCGTCTGCTGCTAATTTGTCACTAATCCTATCATTACCTAAAATAGTGGCAGCTTTTCCAAGCATTCTAGCTTCAAAATCAGATATAGCACCAGACCCCTCCATCTTTTCACGATTTTCTATCGAAAGGTATGCAACAATTTGCTCTATCTTTGCCTTAGCATTGGTAGTTCCTGGTAAGAACGTTGGAGTCAACCCCTGCATTGCACCGTAATAAGCATTCATATTATTCTTATGCGAGTTCAACCAAGTAATATTCTCTAAAATATTGTTATACCCTTTTATATTCTCGGGGGCGGCTAGCCGCGCCGCCTCGTCTGTTTTAGCCTTTAATTTTGCTTTCTCAATGTTTCCCTGCGTCTCTGGGTCATCAGTAGTGCGGACTAATGGGTCTCCCCCTTTGCCCGGTGGGAAGGTTATATTGCCAGTTCTGGTATCAAGTGTTCCAATTCCCTCGTTGGTATATACAGCAACGTAATAAGGATTGCCTGGAGCAGAATTGTTTCGGCTCGCCGATCTCAACTCAATTTCTTGTTTTTGCTGTTCAGGTGTTCGCACCCTATTTGCTTTAGCCTCGTCCATCTGCTGCTTAATCCACAACTGTTGGGCTAATGGTGATTGGTAGTTGGGCGTTTTTGTTTCGCCAGGAATGATAAGTTGATCTTTAGGCGCGTTACGCAAAGCATCTACCATTCCACGCAAACGGTTTTTTTCGTAGCCAGGGGAGATCCTTTTAATTATATTGTTCAATTCCTCTTGCTCAATGCCGCGATTAGTCTCTTCCCAATCCGCAACTTGCTCACCCTTCCTTTTGGCTGTATAAGCATTAAGACCAGCGGCAATAGCCCCTAGTGGGTTTCTAGCATACTTCCTGTTTGGATTACGTAACTGCTGTGAAAGTGCCTTTTGCCGTTCAATCTCTTTTAGTGATGTGTAAGTTGGGCCTCTATTTCCGCCCTTTCTTCTGGCGTCAAGTGCCTTTTGCCGTTCAATCTCTCTTTGTGATGTGTAAGCCATATTAAACCCTCACCGGAGCAAATCGACTAGTAACATGATCATATCCGTTAATACTTATTACATCGTTTGGATAAATCTCTTTTACCTCATCAGCCATATACCCCAAGTATTGGTTATCATTGCCAATGTAATTAAACAAATATGACATTAGCCCGTTTATACTCTTAACTGGTAAGATATTCTCCTTAGCCCGTCTATCAGACGCTTTGAGGGTAGCTGCAGCTATGCCCAAATCCCCCACGCCACCCCAAAAGTCACCATACTGCTGTGATTTAGTCTGGAAATTCTGTTGAGCAAAATTACCACCCGCTAGGGTAGCGTCAAATAAAGGCGCTGGTTGGACACTAGTAGGCTGATAACCCTGATAACTGAAAGGCTGTACCTGATTACCTTGTCTGAGCGCGTTAGTTTCGTTTAGAGGCACGTTACGGTCATAGGCTTGTTCTTGTATATAACGTCCCCTATCTGCTCCTGTAGCCTGTTGTGCGGCTTGCTGTTGGTTAATTTGGGCTGCTTGCCGCTGTGCGTCTGATTGGAACTGTCCAGCGCGTTCACCAAACTGTTGCGCTCTGATAGCGTTTAGATTGGCAATATTAGCGCCTTGCTCACCAAACTCCTGCCCTCGCTGGGCTGCGGCTTGTCTAACAACATCACCTTGCTGCCCCCAAAGTTGGTTTTGTCTCGCTATATCAAAATCAGACATTTGAGTACGTTCACCAAATTCCTGCCCTCTATTGGCACGTTGTTCTCCTAGCATCCTTGATTGTTCTTGCCCTGCACGTAGCATTGAGGCTAATCTGAAATCATTTTCCTGTTGTCCTAAATCTCTATTAGCCGTTTCCCATGCAGCGCCACCCCTGCCGTGTCCCTGAGTTAAGAGTTGGTTTTCCTTCAGTGTTCTACGTTCATCAAATTCAGGCTGATAGCGTTCCCTCATGGCTTCCATTATCCTATCAGCGCCGCCTACGGTAGCATCATCAACATTAGTTAAGCCCTGTTGATTTAATCCTCTAACGTTATTTAAGGCATTAGGATCATATTGTTCAAAGTCTCTTAATTGAGAGGGGTCATATTGCCCGTAATTCTGCATACCCTCTAAGTTAAGTCTACCTAAATCATCTACTTGATTTGGGTTATAAGCGTCAACTTGTGGTGCGCCGGAAGTATCCCAAGGAGTATTGAAAGTGCCGCTGACTTGGTTTAACTGATTTTGCCCAGCTTCCAACAAACCTATTTGAAGGTTTTGGTCTAGGTCGAATATTCTCTGTTGGGATGGAGATAGGGATTGGGTGATTGTAGCCTGATCGCCTCCTGGCCCACCAGTGTAAAATGCCTCTCGCCCCTCATCCCGCCCGTATTCATTGTAATGCGCTTCAGGCCCACGTTGAAATGCTGCTACACCAGGATATTTTTCTAAATAGGCTTGAGAATCAAACTCTCTAGGAGCGCCAAAAGTAATCTCCTGCGAACCCCAAGGGGTATAAACATTAGGATTGTTCATCCTGCCCTCAAGTCGGGCGGTATCTACATTAGCCGCGCCCTGCGCTTTGGCTGCGCGAGCATAATCAGGAGCAGGGGGCGGATCAGGTTTACTAAAGTTACAGTAGCGATGGTTTTCGTACTTGTTTAACTTTGATTTTAATCGGTCTTCAAATGTGCTTATTTCAGGTCGAGCCATTTACATTTCTCTCTCAGCATTCCGTAAATTATCATATCGTCATCAGGTAATGCGTTACGCATGTTTCCTTCGTACTTAAAGCCTAGATGAGTGTCAAAACGTCTGGCTACTGTGTTCTTCTTAGGGACAAGCCCCGTAATACGTCTTACACCAAGTTGATTAAAAGGATAATCAAACATGGCAAATAAAAATTCTCTCGTTAACCACTTCTTGCCTTCTACCGCTGCGATGTGAGCCATAATATTAGACCCTGTGGCGTGGTTATAGATAACTCCTGCTACCAATTCATCATCCTTAATAAGCCCTATAGCGGAATAATTCTCAAAAGGAAAGTGCTGTCTTTCGCCTATAATCCCCGATACAAAGTGGGCTATATCTTCCTTGGGTTGGGTGATTATCATTAAAACTCCAAAATTATGTCAAGGCTTAATTTCAATTTATTTTTCATTTGTAATTTCAATGACTTAAAAAGTCAATTCCTCTGAAACCCTTATAAATAGGGCTTATTAGCCATTTTGAGAAAACGCCATTTACTATACTTAGTATGTAAGTTAAATTAATTGGAGTAATGAAATGAACGATAAACAAGCGTTATCAAAAGCAAAAAAACTATGGGGTAAGAAAGCATTAATCGAAAAAATGCCCTCGCCGCATATAGGTAGAAACGGTCAAGTCCTTACTGGAACACATAAGGTTGGTGTTCTTATGGATCTCGTGCCATCCTTTCCTATGTTTGAAGTAAGAGGTAATGGTATGAATTGGAAAGAAGCGTTTGATAACTACGAGTCACGTTTGAAATAACATTAAGGGGCTTCGGCCCCTTTCTTTTATCCCACCACTCCCCCCGTTTCAAAGAGGTAATCTGTGGCGCTTAATCTCAATTCAATTGCATTAGAGGCAGTTTGCATCCTTAGCGCCGCGCTAGTCCCTACGCCGAAACAAGTCTGCCAGTTATCATTGATATTCAATGCTCCGCCCCAAGGGGCTTGATCCCATTTACTCGTATCCCATACCCCATAAGTAGTGGGGGAAAAGGATAGAGAACTAGCCGCTGGCTCATCCTTAAAGTCAACATTAATATCCGCTAATACTTCGGGCGTGCCATCTGAGAAGATAAAAGGTTTGATTAAAGAGAAGTTCTTTAATACGCCTGGAGAGCCAAAATAACTAAATGCCTGTTGTAGTTGCGTATCAATGTTATTACCATTGTCGTCAAACGACCCCCATAACTTCCCTACTACCTGATTACCACCATAGTAAGGTTGACCATTGAAAATAGCCCAACAATTAGCGTCAATTCCATTAAATAACGTCCACGCGCCTGTAATGGAGTTCATACAGTATTGCTTTTGGTTAGTCCCTTCCCCGAAAGGTACATTTAGGATTAACATATTTGCTTCGGGGTAGTATTCTAATTGCCAGCCAAAGTTATCATTGTATAAAGCAGCGGCGTTAGCAATAGCATCCTTAATGTTTAAGGTAATTGCTGCTGTCTTATCTGCGTTTGCTGCAATTAGCGCCTTTGAAAGGGGAAATATACCTTCTCTCAAGATTAATAGGGCTTCACCACGAAACTTAAATAATGGTCTTGTACCTATTGGTTCACCAATGTACCACACGCCTACTAATGACCACGTTGACAGACTAGTTGGGTCTGTTCCTCTGTAGGCAACTACCTCGCCCTCTGATGTAATAGCGTACCAATAGTCATCTGGCCCATCACCACCGTCAAAGGTATACGAACCTCCAGCGACTAAGTGGCCTCCACGTTTACATATTCCTGATAAGTCTTGTTTCTGTGCTGCACCGCCTACCGCGTCTACGGGGAAATACCAAGCGTATAACGTGTCTTTCTCAATTGTCCATAAACGTCTTTGGTGTACCCAAGGAGCTTTTAGTGTGGTTGCTGTTACGCCTGTTATAGCGGGGGTCGATACTCCTGTAATTGCCGTCCAACTGGAATCATCCCAATATTGCGGCGCGTCAGTTGCATTAAAGCAACATAAATAAGACGTACCTGAAGTATTGGTGAAATTAAGAGAGTCCCACCTTGCGTTAGTTAAGGAACTGACTACCGCCGCGCCTACTGCTCCCGATGATGTAACATTATAGAAAGCATCGTTTTCAGCCGCAAATAATGTTTCTGTCCCATCCGGCTTAATATAAGGCATTAGAGACTCTACTTGAGTAGATATACCTGTCACATGGTCAGTAACGCCCTTTCTAACCATAATATCCTTAGTAGTAGGCCACCAGTTTTCCATAATGGCTGCGTACTTTGAGTCCATCTCCGCGATAGAATCTATTGCATTTAAGCCCTTAACGGGGGCGGGGACAGATGTAGGGGTAGAAACCCTCTGCCTACGCCCACCCTTTAATAAAACAGGCTTCCTCATACAGACCAGGAACCTTGCGGAACAAGTATCCCAGGTATTCTATCCTCTCTACCAGTATTCGGCCTAAGAGTGCGTTTACCACCATCTCTAGCCATAGCGTCAACAACCCTTGATTCATAGATATTAAAGTCCTCTGCGTAGTCTAGCCCTTTACGCTTCATCCATCTCCATGTGATACCAAGGGCCATTAGGTCTTCATCCAATAAACCAACGTCATCGTCAGCAGCCCAAGCAGCCTGATCAGTCCCTCCGCTTGACTCGCACCAGTTCTTAGACTTGTACTCAAAAGCAATAGTATCCGTTGCGTTAGCACCATCAGGAGAGAAATACAATGTATTATTTTGAATGCGATATTGTGGATATGGGCCAGTAACGGAAAATGCTTGTAAGGCTTGCCAATCCCTTTGGTCTAACGGCCCCAATATTGGTAATTGGGTACTTCTATTCCACATTGTATCGTTGATGATATATTTGTAATCCGTTCCTGCAACAGTTGTCATTGCGCCTTGGGATGCTGCCGCAGATTGAGTAAATGTAGCCTCAATCTGCATTGCTTCCCAATCATATCTATCACCCAACTGCCTCCCTTCCCGTTGAGCCATTTGCAACAGTTGGATGATCTGTTTATCCGTATTACCGATAACGGTTGTCGGAGATGCAAGCCCTATTTCTGTAGCCACATCTTGTACGATACTAAGTAGTGTCATTAAGCCTCCACAGGGGGATTCGCTGCTATTTTCATTTCAAGTTCATGTAATCTATCTTCCATAATTTTCTTATCGTCTTGCGCTGTTTGTAACTGAGATTCAAGTGAACTTACCTTTTCAGTTACCGCGCCATGATCAGTTGCGCTCTTTAAATAAGTCTTTGCTTTCTCCTTTAAAGCCCTCCCACCCATACCGATTAACTGCAATCCTTCATCATTAGCATTTGCTAAATCTTCAACAGTCCTGATATTAGCATTTAAGACATTCTCTATTTGTGCCTTGTCGATTTGAGGCCATGTTTGTAAGGGAGTGCCTTGAGCCGGTAATTCACGCTTCTCAGACCATGCGGCATAGTGCTGTGTGCAGAAATCATAATACTTCTGCGAGATTTGTTTGTTGTGTAAACGCTCTCCAAGGTGGGCTAACCAATCCCCTACTTCTTTTTCAACAATGGTCTTATTATCACCCATTGGTGTCAGGCTGACGATAACAACATTATCGTACATAATCCTGCCCGCCTTTATGGTTTCGGCGCGGTTCTCTTTAACATCATTACGGTAATCAATGTACGGAGGGGAGTCCTCCATTAATGCGATAGGCATGTTTGACATAGTGTTCTCCTGTGTCGGATTGGGCTGTCTCACGACAGTCGTTAGGTACTACTTAAACGCAGTTACGCGCATATCTCTTGCTACCATGTGAAAACGCGGCTCTGAGAATTTAATATCTCTAAAGCCAGCATTCTGTAATTCTTGTTGTAATTCATCGACAGTCCAGCACCATTGATGCATCATGTCGGGTTTAGTGTCTCTAGGGTCGCCAAATATCCCTAATAAGGTAAGTTTAAGGTTCTTTTCGCCATCAACGATTGATTTAGCTATCTTATTCATGCAGGGCATTTCTAGGACTAACTTCCCACCTTCTTTGAGAGTATCAAACCATATTTCAAGTATTTTATGTATCTCTAATCTTGGTAGGTGTTCAAATAAGTGAATAGCTTGTATTTCATCGGCAAAGTCTACTTTTCCGAGTCCACACACATCGGCGTTTATATCTTGATCGCCATGCCTGTCAACATTAATCCATCCAGGCCAATACTTGTCTCCTGCCCCTAAATGGATTCTAATACGCTTTTCCATCTCTCACCTATAGTTTTGGGGGAAAATCTGTCTCGTATGTAACCCTGTGCCTCTAGGACTAAATCTGTTAGATCGTCTTGAAACACACTAGCCCATTGCATTCCTGTGTATAAGTTGCCAACCCACATCACCTGTCTAAATTCCCTATAGGAAGGGTGGTATGAGCATACGGGGAAACATCCTGCTCTTATTGCATCTACAACTCTGTTGGAAGTCTTGTATTCAGACCCTTCGCTAGTGGGGAATAGGGCTATATTGGCTTTATGTAGTGATTCTGTTTGTGCTTCGGGTGACCAAAGTAATGTTCCAGGGTAATGCTTAGGGCCGGACATAACAGATAATTCATAATCCTTGATTATCTTATCTTTCCACTTCAGAATGTCCTTATAGTTGCAATTATGCCCCCACCAAAAGGCTTTATTGCCTACGGGGTGAGGTTTAGTTTCATCCTCTTCGTATGGGTCGTCAATAACCTCTGCGTTTCTACCACATTCTTCCTTTAACATATCCCTCATAACGACTGTTGGGCAGATGATTAAGTCAGCAATATCCATCATATCGTTGTAGATAGGGCCAAACTCAGGATGATTAAGATGATCGTCACATATATCAACCACAATCTTAGCGCCTTGAGACTTGTATTCTTTGGCTAACTCTGGATCTGAATCATAATGAAAGTTTCCAGGTTTACCAAATACCACAATATCGGCATTCCCGATATTTATGTCAGACTTCCAACCTAACTTATTTAACTCTTTACTAGGTATTGTCGCCCTTTTGCGGGAAGAACCCATATTAGAAGCAACACCTGGATGTATAAATACTACGTTCATCCGAAAGGGTTTAAATATTTAAGTGTTGGAAACTTCGCCTTAAACACATCCTCATAATTCCATGCCGTTAATATCACTAAATCAGGCGGCTCTATCTCAAACATAACCTCCGGCATAATCTCTATGGCTGTGCCTGGAATATACCTACCTTGTTTCTCAGGAGTGTTATCAACGCAATAACTGATTGAATCCTTAACCCCGAAATGGTGGATAGACGTACATGCCTTAGCCGCCGCGCCAAATAACGCTATTTTATCCTTATGTTGTAGTTTAACCTGCCTTACGGCAAATACTACTTTGTTCTTTATTTTCTCTATTTTGTGCTGGAAATCAACCCAATCTACTCCCATATCGGGGATAATCCTCGACCTTCCTGTTCGACTCGCATATATCCTAATTGACCCGCCATGAGTATCAATATATTCAAACTCATTAATAATAAGTCCGTAACGTGCCAGAAATCTCTCAAGCGGTTTGAGCGTATGGTAATCAAGATGCTCATGATAAATCATATCAAACATCCCTTTTTCTACTAAGTCAATGAAGTATTGCACCTCAAAGACCACCGTTCCTTCATTCTTTAGGCAAATGTGAATCCCTCTAAATACATCGTCTAAGTCGTTAATGTGGGCAAAAGTGTTTAGTGCAACAACAATATCGAACTTTTTACCAAGCCTTTCTGCCTCTTTCTCAGTAAAATAACCTTGTAATATTGTTCCTTTGTAGGACGGGTCAACGCCAAATGGGGTAAAATCTTCTTTATCCGCTTCATCCAAGAACAACCCATTATTAGAGCCAATCTCAAGGAGGCTATAGGCATTTGGATACTTCCGCCTTAGTGTCTTGGCTAATCGCCTTAAATGCCCCCTGAAGGCTTCTGGTGTCCGATATTTGTAATCACCAAATAATGTTTCTGAAGGAACAATATGCCTCAACTGTACGTGTTGACAATCAAGGCATTCCACCAATTCTAGTGGGAAAAATTCACCTGAGTTTGGTTCTTTTGGAAATGAGTTAGCAATGGGTGTTGGTGTTAATTCAAGGACTTCCCTTAAATCGCCGTGACACATCCGGCAATCATATCTTTCCCTGATCATATTTCGTCCAACTGCAAGCAGTTAGTCATCTCAGCAAATTCCGTTACCCACTCATCTGCGTAATCACAGTGGGCATACTCTTTAAAGTATGGGCCTCCTACCGTCCAATGGACTAGTTTTGCGTCAGGGTTGTAGGGATATTCACCAACAAGGTGATTCCAATCTTGTGATAAGTTTCCTATCCTATCCTCTTCAGTCCATTTAAACTGGTGTAGATTAAGCCCTGTTGCTTGCGTTATATACTCAGGCGTTAACCTTCTTGTATGAAAATGAGCGCAATTCCACAATATAACAGAAGACCAATTCTTCTTCTCGTAAGGGTATTGTTTTGCCCCTAGATACTTAACCTGATCATGTGGGGTATAGTCGTGCTTGACTACCTGTAAGGCTTTGTCAAACATTCTCTGCTCCCATAGATCGTTAATATCAGCCCTTAGCATCATATCGCAATCCATCCATATAGCGTGACCCTGGAATCCACATAAATAAGGCACTAAAAACCTTGAGAATGCAAATTCGTTGGATTGCTTTATGTCCCTTTCTCTGTTGAAAAACTCTTTAAAGTTATTTAGATAGATAGGCGTTATGGATACAGGTACGGTTGCTTTATTGATGATGGAGTTGCATAATGTATGATAAGCAACATTCTCTACATCATCTTTGCCTATAAATATTCTAATCATTTCACTACCTCTTAATGTCAATTAAGTTGAAGTCTTGTTTCTTTCCTCTATTATAGTGCTAATTAAACCATCACCCCTAGATTCTATTTCTAAATCGGGCATAACGTCATAAATGTCTTGGAAGTCTTTTGCCTGTTGCGCCATAGCGTAGTTACAGATAAATTTCCTTTCTCCAACGTGTACGTCAATGGTCTTGCCTGTCTTTCTGCCTCCAATCGCCTTATAACCACCTACGTTACAGGAGTCATATCCATACAGGATTATCTTCCTGAATCCTAATATATAACCTAGATTGACAGCGCGTAAACCTGAAGTTGTACCACCACCTACGGCTACTAGTTGATTCTCCTGTAAGACCTTGTTTTCCTCTTCCTTGGATATAGAGTGCCATACTAATACCTGCCTTCCCTTTAGGTGGTCAAACATCTCTGCATGGCAGCGTGAGGCTAACATATAGACTGTTTGATCGTTTGGAGTGGCAACGGTATGGATGCGATCGGATCTTGGATCACAATTAACCCATCCGTCAGGAATGATGTTGTGACCCGTTAGAAACTCATGCGCTTCCTTTATTGCCCATATACAGCGCCCTTTCTCTTGGTGTTCGCGTATTTCGTCAGCAAACCCTAGAACGCTTAAACCACTCCCCACAAGCACAAGTGTTCCATCGTGCATGAAGGGAGAGGGTACTAGTTGTGGAAGATTTCGCGCTAGGCAATCGCGTATCTGCTGTGGATTAGCAGTACCATATTGCTCAACACTAATTTCCAGTGGTTGCACTTACGCAGGATTAGCATGTGGATGAATGTGAGCGCCATCAGGAACCATCAAAGTAACTGCCGTAGCGTTACTAATAGTGGTCTTAGACACAACACCAGCAACCAAAGCCGCTGATATTGTTGCATCGTCCATCACACCAACAGTCGTTGTGGTATAGAGTGTAACCCTATCCGCACAAGCACTTGCCAGTTTGCCTTTTGGTCGTCCAGATACCTGAACCCATCCGTATGAACTTGGTGCAATACTCGTTTGACACCAACCTACTTGCTTACCAGAACCAGAGCCGTCAGCAACATTAGCTGTCGCTAGACCTTGAAGGGTGTAATCAACACCAATGACAACGCCATTGTAAGTTGATACGCCGGATGTTGACTGACAATAAACCGCATCGCCGCCATCACTCGTCTTAACCTTCGTTCCTTTTGCAAACTCTGGGCCTTGTGCGGAGGTGCGTACTTGTGTCAGGTTAACCCCAACCTTACCATCTGTTACAAATATAGCCATGATAAGCCTCCTAAGCCTTTATGATCCCTTGAAGTTCACGGTTGCTGCATACTAAGTTACCCATCCAAATAATAGGAATAACTACAGCGTCCTGGTTTATCGCCCGCATTTCAGGGACTTCCGTCATCTCTGCATCACGGTGGCAAACCAACTCCAAGAAGTCAGTGTTAATGAAATATCCCGATGCTGCTGGGATGCCCGAACCGCCGTCAAATATTACATCGGCAGTTTTATACTTCATGGAAACAAAACCCGCGCTTGCATTATCCGATGACAGGTTAGTGTCAGACGTATAACGCTTTAGGCTGGTTTGTGACCCTTCAAAGAAGGTGAAGTAGTCATTCGACATAGTGATAAGATCAGGCTTGTCTGAACCACGAACTAACTCCAGCCAAAGCTGAAGCATGAACGGGTTTTCAAACGTAGTCGAACCAACCGTTATCGCACTACCACTAATCGGAGATGCCGCACTCTGTACGGTACTCTGCCAAAAAGAGAAGTTTGTCGAGTTAATGCCTCCGACTGTACCCGTACCAGCATTACTGATAATAGCCTGTAAACCGTTAATCTGATTTGAGGCTGTGCCGTCTGAGTAAATGTCTGAAGACATATTGTTTTTGAAAGTACGCATAGCATTAGTTAAGCGAGATTTCGCTAAGTTAATGATGCGCGTGTCGCCGGAGTTAATCCGCAGTTCACGACCAGATGCCGTCACATGGACAGCCGCTTGTTTCCAGTTGTATTCCGCAGCACTGAGAACGTCAGACGCACTAATATTCAAACTATCATATCCAGAATACCGTTGATAGGTACTATTCTCTGCATAATCAAGCTCACATACTATTGTGAGTCCACCATCTTCAACTCGTTTCTTGCCCTTTGATACTATTCGAGCTAGTAACGCATTGTTGTTGGTTACATTGTCAGCAAACTCTTTCTTGTGCCTACGGAACGCGGTTGTAACCAGTTCCGTAAAGGTACTATTGGGAGATGCCATAGTTTTTCCTTACGCCTCACGGCGTTAGATTGATTTATTGTCGATGCTGTATATCGTGCATCGTGTCTTTGAGGGTATCGTTTAAGGAGCCTGTGGGCTTACTTGGTTTTTCGTTATAAGAGCCTTTCTGCTGTAAGTTAACCTTATCAGCCTTCTTTGCCTTGTCAACGAGATCCTTTTTCTCCTGCTGTCGCAGGGATTCACCATTAGTTGCCTGTTCTGACAACAGTTGTTGGCGAATAATTGGATCTGCCCATATAGCTCGGTCATAAGCATCCTCTAATGAAAGAGATTGCCCGATACTTGCCTCTTGTTCGATGTAACTAGCCATACTATTACTCACAATGTCAAAGTGTGGGTATTTAATGCCATTCTCATCTGTAGCGTTGCGGAACGCTTCTACTGCTGTGTCAGCCTGTGTATCCTCAAATTGTTGAGCTTGAGCATCACGTTGCTGTAATTGGTTCGTAAGTTGGTTGATCTGTTGTTGAAGTGGATGCAACTGCTGTTGCAACTGATTCTGCGCGGGATCAACTTCCTGTTGGAACACTGTCATATCCGCACCATACTGCTGTGCGGCTTGTAATAATACATTAGCCTTAGATACGGGGTCGCCCGTATTAAGCTGGTAAAACGTGTTCAGCATGGTTTCTATCGCCTGTTTGGGCGTAGAACCTACTGAGTTAATAGTTGCTATGTAGGGCTGCACAGATTGCATAACCTGTTTACCATACTCAGCATCATTTCTATATTGATTTATCCCTCTACCTACATCTGCCTCGCGTTTAATAATCTCATCGCGGATAGTTGGATCAATATCCTTCCACTTTAGTTTAGCCTCTGTTCTCCATGTAGTAGGTGGGCGCTCAAGAGATGGGTTTGTTTCTTCCTGTATAGGTTCTTCCGTGACTTCTTCGACTTGCTCTTCAGCCCCCTTAATCTGTACGGGCTGTTCTTCCTCTACCCCTATTTCGGGGAGGACTTCAGATACGTCTTCCTCTGCATCGTCCTTATCTTTAGCTTTGAACCGTCCTTGTTCGTCACGTTCTCTTTTTGGTCTTGCCTCAACCTCAGTTTCTTCCTCCACAACTTCTGTAGTGGTTTCTTCTGGCTCATCATCTCTTGATTGAATATTCTTTAGTTCTTCAGATAAAATCTCATCTAGGTTTACATCGTCGTCAGACATTGCATTGCTCCAGCTTGATCTCCTTCTAGAAAGGAGATGTTAGGGATAGGTACGCTTCACAGCGTTCCGTTAATCTTCACCAAATGTCCAAGAAATCTTGTCCGATGGCGCAGGGTCTACATTACCGTTTTTTAAATCTTCGTGGGTTTTAGCTACACATTCGCCAAGAGACTTATCTAGTTTCTCGTCTGAGTAACTCTGAAATCGTGCTGCTTCCTGTGCCTCTATTTCCCTTCCTTCATAAACTCTACTATTATTCTTTAATAGGTCTTCCCTATGTGCTTTTCTTGACATTATAGGCTGCATGTTAATAGGTGAATAATAAGGATCAATATCACCTACAACGTAGTGCATCTTGACTTTAGGCACGTAGTATTTAGCATTCCATTCTGCTATTGGGATTAACTTACCTGTTTCCTCATCTCTTTTAAACCTTCCCGCTTCCTTCTTGCCACCAAATATCCTATCGTATTCAGCATCAACATGGGATGTTTTTACCTTAGTCGGGCGGCGTTTGTCACCCTTTCCCCCTGCGCTAAGACTCACGTTTCTTCTTCTTTGGTTTGTCAAGTGCTTCTATCACTTTTTCTATTTCTCCCACCTTGGAATCAACAGATTTACTCATGGCAGCGGCAAATTTCTCTAATCCATCCACTTTTACAGGTTTTTCGCCCTCTTTTGGCGTTTTAGCACTCTGTTCTGCTATATCACGGCTTTTAACCATCTCGATAGCGGCACTACGGGTCTGATTCTTACCATCATCCTCATATTGTTTGGTAACTTGGCCTAATTGCTGTTTTAGAGCAAAAATCTGTTCATCAAAAGCAAGTTTCTGTGCTTTCTCAGCCAAGGCGTTACGGGCTTTCTCTGATTCCAACTTATCACCAAACTTCTTAACAGCATCGTCAAAAACTTGACTACTTCTTACTATCTCTGCCTTAGTTTTCTCAACCACTTCAGTTAACTGCTGTTTACTTTGTGCTTCAACCTGTTGAGCCTGTTTAATGGCATCATTGGCGAGATCTTTGGCACGTTTAATCTCTTGTATGACATTTTCCTTTAATTTGCCCTCAGTTTCAGTAACTTGCTGTTTAGCCTGTTGTTGGGCTTGCTGGACTTGTTTTTCAACCTCTTCCTGTGGAACGCCCTTAGATTGCTGCTGCGGCTCTATGTTCTCAATAGCATCCTCAACCTCTCTTCCTAGTTTAAATCGCCTCACAGCGGATAGGAGCATGGATTTAGCGGTATCTATAGTCATTACACCAGCTTCGATAGCGGGAGCAACCTCGGCAAAGAATTTAGTAATGCCGCCTAGTAATTCAGTAACATTCTTTTGATCTTCTTGCTGTTGTGCCTGAATAGTGGAATCAGTCTCAATATCAATACGATAATCCCGCATCATATCGTGTTCCATTACTTCCTTAATCTCTTCCCATGAGGGGGTTTGTAATATCTCAAGCAGTTGAGGCGGGGGTGGTTGAGGTGGTTGCCCCATTTGCTGCGCTTGCTGTTGTTGCATTTGCATCTGCATCTGCGCTTGCTGCTTTTCTTCCTTAGTGGGAAATTTCAACCCCGTCATTAAGCGTAAGGTGTCGATGTTGAATCGTTCAGCAATCAGTTCAGTAGCTATTCTAACCAAGTCTCTAGAATAACGGGCAACTTCCTTTTGATTCTTTTGTATCCTTTGTGAGGCAAAGTCAGCTTTTAGTTGCTGCGCTCCTAAAGTTTCGTTTGGGTCGGTATCTCCACGAAGAACGTCTGATATGCCTGTTATCTCATAGATGTTCTTTAATAGCGCTTGACGGTACTGATAGAGTTGTACTAGTACCTCGGCATACATATCTATAGGAAGTGTCCATATAGCCTTTTCTAGGCCACCAGCTTCCATTAATCTAACTATATTCTCGGCAGGGACGAAAGAGTTATCAAAAGAATCAAACAACTTGGGCAGTTCGGCTATGGTGGAATCATAAATTCCGCGTAAGCGCAAACCTTCCATGATTTTCTTAATACGGTTGGTACAAGCCTCTAACTCTTTAGCTAGAGTCTCGTACATGGAGTACAAAGTGCTAGGGATTAGATTGGTGCTTGATTCAATCGCGTATAATGGTCTAGGAATAGGCCAGAAATCCCTTAACTTTAATTGGTCAGGCTCTTTTGACAGAATAGCATCTTTATAGGTAGGCGAGAAAAAGATAACCTGCTTGGTTTCTTTATCCCACACTTCCCATATTAAGGCGCGTTTGAATATTAACTTATCATTGTCATCATTACCATCATCCTTGCGGTTATCGTCATCTGTGATAGTCGCATCGTAATGGATCTTATCTTCAAAGCCTGGAAACTTCTCTTTAATTTGGTCTTTGGTTAACTTATGCCTAAAGGCAACCCAAGGCACTTGAAACCAACTCTTTCCAGGGCCACGCCTGAAATCATCCCATTGCACCTGTTCAAATTTAACCTCTTCAAAGGCTAATTCCTCTTCAGGTTCATCGGGGGCATTTGTTCCTGCCTCTTCAACTTTGGACTTGGTAGCAAAAGACGGAACGTATCTAACTCTTGTTACAGCCCTTCCAGGTAAAAGAGAATCATTGACAGCCGCCATCATAGGGACATCAAAGTCTTGTGCGTCTAAGGTGTAAGTAATAGACCGTTCACAAACCTCCGCTACCGCTTTCCCTAACGGGTCTTTGTCTCTGTACCTACGTCTAATATCGGGCCGTGGGGTAGAGTTATACAGAATTGGGCGAATAGTCTCAGTATTAGCCCAGAGGATGTTAAATGTCTCTCTACGTTTAGCAGAGTCATTATTAAACCAAACATCACGCCTGTATATCTTTAATGCTTCGTGTCCATCCCTGCGCCAGCACTCTTCTGTCTCGGTGGCTTTCTTGATTTCAAGTGACCATAGTTTAACCTCACCATCTTCACCCTTTTCAATATCTTCCCGTTGTTCTATTGCGCCTTCGTCATTCATTTTATTGCTTTCCGTCTCATTCTAAGAAATTTTCCATTTATTAGCACCCACCACCTATTCTTACGGGAATATCCTGTTACTATCGCTTTTTCACCATTCTCAGTTAAAAACTCAAATCCCCTAATGTCTTCAATATAACCAATATTCTTAATTTTACCATCCCACCCAATATATAATTTCTTTACGCGCAGAGATGGAGGGGGATTGTAAAATTCTTCTACTTTTGTTTCTTCATGCGAGTGGTTCCACCACGCAGACTTAAACAACATTTTAGCCGCTTGATAATTTATCGGTGTTGTATGGCTATCTATGCCATCTAAACAACTACGCATTAGTGTGGCATCACTGTAGTTTTATCTTCTTCGTAAGAGTCTTGTTTGAGATGTTCTAATAGACTTTTCATGGTCTTATTTTGGTCATTTAGGCAACTGATTACATACTCCATGCAAGTCTCTATCGACTTAATTCTTGCTTTGAGTAGCAATACATCTGTATTCACAACCTCTTCATTCACAACCTCTTCTGTTAAATCTGTTAAATCTGTTCCGTTAGGCACAATCTAATACCTCCTCATCAACTGTTAACGTAGTGCTAACCTTGATTTGATTGATATAAGGGATTTCTTCAGGGTTATCATAAACCATCAAAGTCTCATCAATTACAATATTCATACAAGGTTGCCATCCCATAATCTCATCACCTTTAACAGCACCAAAGCGGATAAAGGTATTATCAGGAGAGAGTTGTTGGTGGTTATGCGGGTCGATAGTTACTTGATAGTAAATAATCCTCGATCCAGGTATTCCTTGTACTTTTTCATCAGTAAGGAAATGACATATAACTACACAAGGTACTTTGATTTCTTCTGTTGCATTCATTTTAAGTCTCTATAGATTACTGTTAGATTTCCTGTACTGGAATCATGTGGGTCAACTATTAAACTAGTCTCAAACCTTGTTGGAGGTGGTTCTTTCAACGTACCAGCGGCAAGTGAGGCGGGTAAGGTAAATACTACGTCTGTCCCATCCTCAATATTAACAGCATGGGCCGATAGCACTGTATTAACATACCAGCCAGCCAATAAAACAGGAGCAGTAGTAACTGTTGTTATATTATTAGATAAGTCAACAATGGCATGTTTATACTCAGCCGCCACATTCAATACCCATTTCTGTTTCTAATTGTACGTCTGTTTGCTTTGCCATTAATATTCTATTCCTGCTCTACGTTTTCTTACCATTTCTCTCATTTCATCAAAACTGCCTTGTACGGGGAACCTGATAGGTACATTCTTTTCTTTTGGTTTATCTTCTTGCCATACTACGCCTAAGTATCTAAAAGCATCTGCTGTATGGATTGTCCAGTCAGCCCTAGCCTTATCCCTAAAACACTTCTTATCATCGTCCCACTCCCTTTGGTGTTGTCTTAGGCATTCAATGCCGTTGTGTAGGTCATCTTGGCTTTCAATAGACTTGCTAAAGTAAACTCTAGGAAACATCTGTCTAACTGCCTTCCTGCCATCTTCAATAGATAGGTTAGGGACTATCCTTACCTTGTTCCAACCAAAGACAGCGGCAAACTGCTCTTCAGTGGACTTATTCATAGCCGCTAATGTCTTGTGTTTAGCATCATGCGGTAGATGTATAGCCTTGTAATGGTATTCCTTACGGTGTTCTAGTCCTGCTATCGACTTGCCTTTCCTTACAACTAACTTATTATGTATATTGTCCAGCTCTACTGTTCTGCCTAATAATTGGCTGCAATAAAATGCTACGTCTTTGAAGTTGCTTGCATGGTGTTCTAATACCCTAATTTCACCGCCTATTACTTGATAGATCCAAATAGCAGTATCATCAGTCCGGCCTATGTCAAATACTGCTTCTACTGGATAGTCATCATTATAAGGAACATCACATATCCTTCCCCATTGATCTATGTGCCTAAATTCAGCTCCATAATAGGCTCCTAAAATGGCAGCATCAAAGGAACAGTAGTATTCTTGCTCAAACAGTGCTACGCCAACATCTTCGCCATAAGTGCTAATGTATTCTTTGCGTTCAATGTCTAATTGTTCAGGTGATAACGCTTTAGTATTATCAACTGTTAATAATTCAGCAAAGGCGTTTGGATCATCTTGTGCGGCTCTGAATGTATTATGAGCGTGATTCTTGCCTCTAGGCGTAGTAATGTAAACTTGATAACCGTTGTTCTCTGCCAATATTGGTCTTAAATATCCCCTGACGCTAGGATTGGCTAATGCCCATTCCGAATATGTAATACCAGCGGGCGGACTTCCTATGGCAGCTTCATAATTATCAGATCCTAAACATTGCCATGTTGACTCGTTAAACTTACTCCTGACCATCATATCTGTGTCACGATGGGTGAACAGTTCAGAGGGAAACGCCTCCTTTATCCTTCTCTTCCCCGTATGCGGGTTGACGGCTTCCCAAATCGCCTTCCTAACTTGGTTAGCTAGGGGCAGCATGTGCCAGTACGTTGCGGGTCTGTCAACCATCTGTCCCGCTGCATGGTGCATACATATCTCATCTTTACCAGCCCGCCTATGCCATATTAATTCAGCATGCTTACCTCTGTGTTCAAGATAACCCCATGCGGGTAACTGATAGTCTCTAGGCTTCCAGTTATGCGGTATCTGCACTATATATATCTAATAAGATCAATCATCAAATTGTAATTCTTGATACCTATCCAGATTATTCGC